TAACAGTGATTATGTAAAGTAGGACTACTATTACAGTGCAATCAATGGTGTGTGATCAGTCGTCACAGTCAGCTGCACAACAGTCAGCAACTTCGCTCTACAGGTGATTCTTTAACCGGGTGTGTGCCCATTGGGCATGGACAATGTAGTAACTATCGCGCTTGCACCTACAGCCCAAAACCGATCACCTCTGACGTATTATCCCGACAAAGTGATTCTCATCACTCAATGCGGTCCAGCGTTGACCATTCACCAATCTTCCGGTACTCTTGGCTACGTGCTGGATTTGGACGCCGCTCAGGACATTCTAGAGGCCGCTCGTGACCTCCTGGACTCATTGATCCTTGACCCTGACGGAGAACACTGCATCGTTGATACTGAGAAACTGGAACGGTTCCGAGTAACGCTGTGATCTCTGACCAACAGTGGACGGTCTACGTTGAGGGACGCGCCAAGGGCTTGAACATGACCGCCGCCGCGAGGATGGCCTCGATCGGTATTTCAAGTGCCAAGAGGTACGAGTTGAAGCACCCCGACGGTCAGCAGTACAGAGTTGCCGCACGCAGTGCCCGGAACCAGCCTGCCCCTCGCCAGCCCCATCAACTGGGTCCCGAGGCCAGGCGGGCACTGGAGGACTTCGACTACTTCCAGAGAAGGTACTTGGGCAGGATAGGACTGCCCTGGCAGGTGGACGCGGCCAACCGCATAGTGGAACTCCTGGAGACCCCCGACAAGGAGTACGCCGTCATCAACCTGGCTCCGGGGTCGGGCAAGTCCAGCCTCTTCACCTACGCCATCCCTCTCTGGTTGACGTGTCGCAACCGAGCCATCAGGGGACTGGTCGGTTCAGCCACCTCCAAGCTGGCCTCTCAGTACACCGCGCTCATCAGACGTGCCTTGGAGGACACCATCCCCATCCAGTGCGACGACGCCGACCGGGTGAAGGGGACCGCGGTCGACGCCGAGGCGACGATCTCTGAGGACTTCGGAAGGATGAAGCCCCAGGACGCGGAGTCCTGGACCAAGGACGCCTTCATCGTCGAGCAGTTTAACGGCAGTTCCCTACGTTCAAAGGAGCCGACCTGGACCGCGGTGGGGAGGGATCAAGAGTTCATCGGGGGTCGCTACGACTTCTGCATCTGGGACGACCTCGTGACGAGTAACAGACTCCGGACCATCGAGATGATCGAGAAGGACCGCGACTGGTGGGACACCTACGCCGAACGACGTCTCGACCCCGGAGGTTTGCTGATCCTCCAAGGCCAGCGGATGGGGGCCAATGACCTCTACCGCTACTGCCTGGACATGGAAGTCGCAGAGATAGAGGACGGGGACGACGAGGACACCGAGGGCGTCGCTCTCAGAGAGTCAGAGGACGGGACCTCCAGGAAGTACCACCAGATCATCTACAAGGCCCACTACGAGGAACTGTGCTTGGGCAAGGAGACTCACAAGTGGAGTTCCGAGCCGTATCCGGTGGGCTGCCTCCTGTCTCCGAGGAGAGTGACTTGGAGAGAGGTCTCGGGGATGATGAAGAACCGGCCCGATACCTTCGCCCAGGTCTACCAGCAGGAAGATGTTTCGCCAGACGCGACTCTAGTGAACCCCGCGTGGATCAACGGGACCGGGGGGTTTCCGGGGTGTTGGGACAAGGACCGCGACAGATTACAGGTCCCCCAGGGACTCGCATCCCCGAACTACTCCATCGTCTCGGTCGACCCCTCTCCGACTCGGTACTGGGCTATCGAGTGGTGGCTCTACAACGAACCCTCGGACCAGTGGTTCCTCATCGATCTCTTAAGGAAAGGACTCGACGCTCCGGACTTCCTCGACTGGAACCAGAACTCCGCGACATTTAGCGGAGTCATGGAGGATTGGCAGCAGATGAGCAGGGACCTAGGGATACCGATCACCCACTGGATCGTCGAGCAGAACGGGGCGCAGAGATTCCTCCTGCAGTACGACCACGTCCGTAGGTGGCAGTCAAAGAACTCCGTGCAGATCATCCCGCACAACACGTATCGCAACAAGGCCAGCGAGGAGTTCGGGGTGCAGATGATCGCGCCGGCCTTCAAGTTCGGCAGAATCCGACTTCCGGGGAAGGCAACTTCCGCCCACGAATCCGGCAGAGGGTGGGCGATGAAACTGGTGGACGAGGTGACCCGGTATCCACAGGCTTCCACGGACGACTGCGTGATGGCCTGCTGGTTCGCGCTCTTTCAGGGGCAGTATCTGTTCACCCCCGTGTCAACACCGCGCCAGTCGTCTCGTCCCTCCTGGCTGCGTCCGCTTACCAGGGCCGGTTGAGTAATAAGATGCGCCCGTGATCGCTATCGAGGACATCGAGACCTGGTACAGACACCGCCAGGCCGAGCGCGGACCACTGCTCACTCGATGGGGTGAAGTCAACAAGCACGCCGATGGTGCCGTCATGGTGCCGATGCCCGAGCTGGACCGCGACGAGAAGTCGATGGCCGTCAACCTCCTAGGTCCGGGACTGGACCAGTTGTCCATGCGTATTGCCAGTACGATGCCCGACATCGCCTGCGACTCACTTCGTCCGGGGATGAAGGAACACGACAACCGAGCCGACACCAAGCGAAAAGCGCTCTTATCGTTCTGGGATATGAATCGCATGGACATGATCCTGCGACGTCGTGCGAGGTATCTCCTGGGCTACGGGTCGTCTCCCGTTTCCATCTCCTTTCTCGGACTTAACCCACTCGATAAAAGAGAGATGCCGCACTGGCGGGTCTTGAACCCGATGGCTGTGTTCCCCGCTCCTACGTTGGATGTGAACGACATCGAGCCCTCTGACTGCATCCACGCCTACCAGCAGCCCCTCAGTTGGTTGCAGAGCCTCTACCCAGTCCAGGCCGGCGTGTTGTACAAGGGGAAGAATGCCAATCCCTCCACGATGTTCGAGATTCTGGAGTACAACGACGCTGAGGAGACGGTTCTCGTTGCACTGGGAGCGGCCAAGGAAGCACAGACCGGTCCTACTTTCGGAATGCGCCCGGAGAATGTCGGGACTCAGAGTTGCGTGGAACTCACCAGAGTTCTGAACAAGGCCGGCATGCCCTTGACGGTCTATCCCGGCCGGATCACGTTGAGTCAACTTTGCGGTATGTTCGACCAGTTGATGCCGCTGTATCACAACGCATCTAAGTTGGCGGCTCTTGAGTACACCGCCATTAAGCGGTCGATCTTTGAGGACCAGTGGCTGGTCTCTCACCCGAACTCACCGGGCCAGGCTCAGATCATCACCTACGCTGACGGTCTCACGGGGACAATCGGTGAGATCAGAAATGGAATGATCCAGGAGTCCCAGACCCAACCGTCTATTCAGGCGGCTCAGATGCAGGACCGATTGGAACGAACTGGACGGTTAGCCGGAGGACTCCCGGCGGAGTTAGGTGGTGAGTCAGCAACAAATATTCGCACTGCTCGCCGTGGAGAAGCAGTTCTTGGCGCAGCCATTGACATGCCGGTTCAAGAGCATCAGGAGTTGTTCGAGGATTCAATGGAGGCGGAGAACCGCCGAGCCATCGCTGTTCAGAAGGGATATTTCGGCTCCAAGTCCACTTCATTCTACATCCCTAAGAACGGAAAGATCACTCAGAACGACTATACCCCCAACGACGTGTTCTTCAACGATCAGAACGTCGTGAAGTACGGCATGAGCGGGACGGACGCCAACTCCTTCGTCATCGCGATGGGCCAGAGACTTCAGATGGAGACCATCTCGCCACAGACATTCATGGAGTGCGACCCGGTGGTCGAGGATGTGCAGGAGGAGATGGCGCGCATCTGGATATCGGGAGCGCGTAGAGCGATGATGTCCTCTGTCGAGAACCAGGCCAGTCAAGGAACCATCGACCCCACATTTATTGCGAAGTTCGCCCAAGCGTTACAGGATGGCAAAACCCAGCCTGAGGATGCTCTGGTCATCGTGCATGAAGAGATGCAAAAGATTCAACAGGCCCAGCAAGCGGCGGCTCCTCCTCCCGGTGGCCCCCCACAGCCGGGACAGATGCCCGGCATGGCGGGCTCCCCTGGACAGGCTCCGGGTGGAGTACCCACACCGCCTCCGGGTCAAGGCGCTTTGGCAAGTATCCTCTCTAACCTTCGTAAGCCCGCCGCTCAGTCTGGCCCGGAGCAAGCCATGAACGCACCGCCTGCTAACGCAATGAGCCAGTAGATGCCCCACGCTCGAGCCTCACGCTCCCTGCAACCCAACCGAGCCGACCTCACGCGCCCGAACGCCCAGCAAGCACCAAAGCAGCCCTATGGGGAAGCCGCCCAACAGCGAGCCGCCCAACAAGCGTTGCCCATGGCGACACCCCCCGCACCGGCTTCATCTCCTGGTGCGGCTCCCAGTCCGGCGGGAGGTCCCTCACTCCCTCCCGCCGGGCCCCCCACTCCTCTAGCGATTCCCGGAGCCAACGGTTCCATCTCGAGACCGACTGAACGTCCTAACGAACCTGTCACCCACGGACTGCCAATGGGACCTGGAGGAGGACCGGAGGTGCTGGACGGGATTGGAGGGGCGGCACGTCAGGGAGCGGTGGAGCAGGGGACACTGGGGAACCTATTGACGAGTCTGGCGCAGAGTCCTCAGGCGACGACGGCGATTCGCGACCTCGCAGCGAGGGCTCAGGGCGGGAACCTCTAGTGCGCTACAGGTGCATGTTAAACGCCGAGTTGTACCCGAAGAGTTCGTACAGAACGGCGAGGACGAACGGAAGCGCGATTGCCCAGCAGATGATTTTTTTCACGCGGTGCATCATTCGCCTACGCGGACTCATCGTGTGGATGTTGGGAAAAGGTGTGTACGCCATTCGTTCAGGTATACACCCGTCTGATTGGAATTTCCAATGACAATGCCAGCGGACTCCACACCGCCGGCTAACGGTTTCGATCAGCCCCTGAACGCAGTCCTCAACACCGCGCCAGAACTCACCAAGTCTCCGGGCCTGGCTGTCGGGGTAGCCCAGGCCGGGGGGAACGTCGTTCAGAACGCTCAGGGTGTTGCTCATGCCACCAACACCATCTCGGACCAGAACGCTCACGCCTCTGTTGCGGCGGCGGTGGGCGGTCCTGACGTGTTGCAGACAGCACTGGACTGGTTCGGAAACCACGTCGTCGCTCCAGTCGCGCATGATGCGTCGGTAGGAATGTCCGACGTAGGTAAGGCCATCTCTCCAATAGCGGCGGTCGCCAACAAACCCATGCAACTCGTCCAACACGAATACCGGTACCTGCACGACGTCGAAGCCCGTCACGGTGCGACCGCCGCACTGCTGGAAGGGATTGGTATAGCCGCCGGAGCCGCGGCGGGCTTCGCGGCTGGTGGTGGTTTCTACGGAGCGGACCTCGGAGCGGAAGCGGCGACGGGGATTGAGAGCCAGATGTTCTACAAGGACTCCTGGCAGAGGACCGGTCAGGCAAGCTATGCCGACCCCAACACTCACCAGCAGGTGTCAGTCGGTCGAGATATTGTCTCGGAACTCTCTAACGTCATCCCCGGACTCGATAGGAACACCAAGACGTTCAAGATCACCTCTGGTCTCATTGACGGGGTGTTCGATATGAACGTCGGCGGTACTGAACTCCTTGGTCTAGCGGGCAAGGCGAACTCCGCGGAAGGACTAGCCGGGACGCTGGGAAGTTTCTTCCCCGGCAAGGCTCCTCAGACGACCGAAGCATTTGACAATCTGATGACATCTTTCAGCGGTGGCAACGTCCGTCGAGCATTTTCCGATATCGCCACCAAGAGTCCAGGGGAGATCGCCGCCGCGTATCCTTCCTTGGCCCCGCAGTCCGACCTCACCAAGATGTTGGGAAACGCTACCGATGAAGCACAGGTAGCGAGCATCTTTCGCGACATCGTGCGTACTCACGAGATGGTGTACTTCGACAAACTGCCGACACTATCTGCCGTCCGCGCTCCGCTAGGAACGTTGCGAGACGCGATGGGGAATTCTTCTATCCCCGGAGCGCAGCAGTTGTACCGCGCAACTTCACGGATGCCGACCTCCTACGACGACGTGGCCCACGAGTGGACGAATATGGAGTTCAACCCGGCACACGCCGACGACGGGACGCTTTACGTTCACCGCACTGCGTTGTTCACCGAGAACCAGCGAGTCGCCGCGTCAATATCTGAGGAGTACGCCAACGCCGACATACCGGGCAAGATAAAAATCTGGCGCAACTTGGTGTGGTCGACGATGGCGAACATCGCAGGGTACCGCGGCCAAACGGTGGATGAAGTTCTTGCGAAAACTATCCAAGACCCCGAGGCGAGGGGGATGTGGAAAGAGGCCATCGACAACTACATCAACACCGGCATGTTCGGCAAGGAGGCCAAGTACGCCAACGGAGTCGGTGGAGACGACATCTCCACCGTCCTCGATACCTCGACCGGAAAGACGATGGCGGCGGGTGTCACGAGGAACCAGACGGGGAGTCTCACTGGACTCGACCTGGCCGATGTTCGACTGGCCGCTCACTCCCTGGCTCAACAGAAGAACCTGTTCGGGCATCTTGACGACATCGCTTTCAGGAACCTCACTGCTCCTATCTTCAAACGCTGGGTACTGCTGTCTCCCTCCTACGCCTTTCACATCTCGTTGGCAGAACTCATCCCGAACACTCTGAGACTGGGGCTGACGAATGTGGCGAAAGCGAAGTTGGAACTGCACATCGCCAACACCGGAATAAAGGTGGGAGAGGGAGAGGCGTCAGCCGTGGCGGGGTTGGCGTGGAAGATGGCGAAGGGGATAAGAAACCTGACCCCCGGAATTATTGCCAATCCCACCGAGCGCGACCTTGGATATTTGACTGACTTCATCATCGGCAATGACGGCCAACTCTATCCACGAGAAATTGGTGCGGGCCACAATTTAGGCGACGAGGTGAAGCCCCGCCAGGAGAACGCCATCGACCTCTTGAGAGGTGGGTACGTCAGGTCCGGCATGAAGAAGTTGGGTGACGACTTCGGGACCTTCGGAGTTGGCGACCAGCAGTATCACGATGCGTGGCAGGCACGACTGCACGAATCCGCTAACGACTCCGCAACACAGTTAGCCGCAAAAAGATTAGGCGAGTACTACTCACACGGTGAGAGTCAACTAGCCGAGATTGGCCCGAACGCTGATCGTGGGATGAACAACATCTACGATGAGGTCGCCCAGCACTTGAGGGACTCCAAGGACACCGTGGAGACCCGCGGCATGATGCGAGCGCACGACAACATCACCTCCTTTATCGAGGCCGGTCACCGGCCTCCTGGGATGGACGCATTTGATGAGTATGGACGGGCGATGGTGGATAAGGTCCGTGGTGAGACGACTGGAGTGGACGGGACAATCCACAAGGACCTGTTGGAGAAGATCGCCAATGGTGAGACGGTGGACGACCAGACGCTCAAAGACATCCCTCCGCGGTCCAAGCCCCGCAACATCTCAGGACGGCTTCCTCTCCCCAATGGCGATCCTGCTCTTCAGCGTTTTACAACCAAGTTCTTCGGCGGGTTGAATCGGATGGTCAACTACCTCTCTAGGGAACCCATCGAGGCAGCGGAGTACATCAAGCAACGCACATTCCTTCAGGAGTCGGTGGATAAAGGTCTCATGACCGATGACGAGGCCCACGTCCAAGCCATGTCCTCCTCGGTGCAGACCGTCATCAAGAACGTCCACAACCTGACCGATAGAACCCAGTGGACCGTCACCTTTAGGAACTTCGCACCGTTCTACTTCGCCCAGGAGCAGGCGTATCGCAGGATGGGCAGGCTTCTCGCGAACGACCCCGCAGCGTTTCGCAAGTACCAACTGATGATTTCTAACATGCACAACGTCGGGCAGGTCTTTCAAGGACCCAATGGGAACGGCTACTTCGTCATCCCCGGAACCGGCTGGATGACGGCGGGTGTCATCAAAGCCTTGGGGCTGATGGGCGTTCCCGTCGAGGGTGCGACTCCGGTGGGGATGGGGTGGAACCTCTCGTCCTCTAGCGTCATCTTCCCGCTCTCGGCAGGTATCAGACCCGATATCGGGCCGCTGGCTTCGATACCGATTGCCGCTGTCGCGCAGTACTTCCCGACCGGTCTGTCACCAATCCTGAAGGCCGACTTCACCTCGGCAGCAGACGGGATTCTCGGGCCTACTGCGACCGAGGCTCTCTACATGCAGGCGATTCCTAACACCTTCATTCAGCGCGAGTTGACTGCGATATGGCCCGTACTGAACTCCAGAGCCTTTAACTCTAGTTTCATGCAGACGCTCGCCACCTTGGATTACGAGGGGAAAGTCCCTCCTCCGGGTTCGGATTACCGCACGATGCAGACCTTCCTCGATAGGGTCCGGCTCCAGACCCAGATCATGTACGCGTTGAAGGGGCTGTACGGTTTCGTCACCCCAGTCTCGCCGGAAATCACCGACAACACCTTCAACGCCTTTAACGCCGCAGTCACGACCTACATCGTTCAGTACAAGTCGGTCTCCGCAGGGCTCCAGGCGTTCCTGGCCGCTAACCCTGACGCAACCCCATTCACCGTCTGGCAGTCGTCCAACCTGACCGGCATCTCTATCCCTTCTTCGGTGCAGGCTGAACACTGGATTAACGAGAACTACGACCTCATCAGCAAGTACCCCAACGCGGGGATACTCCTGATGCCGATGACCGGCATGTCCACGGTCTACGACCCCAAGGTCTACAACGAGCAGATCGCTCAAAGTCTGCGGGCGAAGTTGGCCCCGGACCAGTGGACACAGAACGGCAACGTGCCGAGTTACATTGACTCGCTCTACATCGCGGGGGGCAACTCCGTCTTTTACAAGTGGCTCTCACAGTTCGAGGCGCAGGTGAAAGGACTGTCGGGTTCGATGAAGTACAACGCCGACCAAGCCTTCTGGGGTAACGGAACACTCGGGAGTGGGACGGTCGGCAAGTTCGGCCAGCAGAACCCGGTGTGGTGGTCGTGGTACAACTCACAAACCCGTTCGGTGGAGCGTAGCGGGGCTATCACCCAGATGAAGAATCTGCTTGCGGCCAATCCCAATCTGCAAACCCCGGTCGCTCAAGGCACGCGGGCGCTGCTAGATGGCTATCAGAACCACTTGAACATCCTGACCACGTTCAACAACGAACACGCCTCTAGCACCCAGATAACTGATGAGAACGACAAGTGGAAGAACTACCTCATCAACACCACCACGCAGTACCCCGAGATGCTCAACGTCGTCACGGGTCTCTTCATGTCAATCCCGACAACGACCGCCCCGCAGGTTAATATCTCCAACAACGCCCCCGGCGTCTTCAATGCTCAGTCGTGGAATCAGGGATAATGACAACTCCAACTACTACCACGACCGCACCGCCAGCAGTTCCCGTCTACGGGGCAACGGGCTCTACCGGGTCTGTTGGTACCACCACCACGTCTCCTCCGGCGAATCCGGTTAATCCCAACCTCGCCACCGTTGTCCCCGGTTCAACGGCTACCGTTACTCCTCCCACCACTACGACGACGGTCCCAGCAACTACCCCTCCTGCGGGCGGCCCAGGGACAAGTGGCAGCTTCGCGGGAGCGTCCAGTGCCGACCCCGTTCAGGCGGCACTCACTGCATTAGCCAAGCAACTCGCCGGGATGACGACCGCGCAGTTCTTCGCGTGGACGAAGATCGCTTCGACCGAACAGAACATGTACCTCACCGCGTCGGGTTCACTGAATCAGAACGCCCTGTACCTCGCGTATTACAAGACTCTCGCCCCCCAGGAACTTCAGAACCTCCAGTCACAGATGGTGTCGGCGCACCTCCTCACCCCCGCAGACGCTAACGGTCTCGACAACTCCACTGCGTCCGCGGCCTTCCAGTCGTTGCTCGGAAGGAGTTCGGCGCAGAGTTTCAATCCTCTCTCGTACCTGACCGAGCAGAGCGCACCGACGACGGTTGCCTACAACAACGTCGGCAACACCATCTCCGCCGACCTCACTTCTGCACAGAAGAACGCCACTACCCCCGAAGTAATCACCCAGACCAACCCGACGACTTTATCTGCGGACATCACCGCAGCGTTTGAGCAGTCTCTCGGGTACGCGCCGGACCAGGCGCAGATTCAATCCTTCATCACTCAGATTCAGGGCCAGGAGACAACCTTCGGCAATGCTCCTAGAGCCGAGGCTCAGGCTCAGATCGCCCAAGCTCACTCCGAGAACAACGCACTGAACAAGATGGGGCCTGAAGGCATCGACACTGTGATGTCGGCGTATCAAGCAGCGGTCAACGGGACCAAGATGCCTGGCGCGGGGACTACCCAGGGGCCAGTCAACGGTACTGTCCCCATCGTCCCCAACGCAGCACAGGCCGCACAGACTCTGCCCCCCGGCACTCCACTGAAGCCTGGTGACGAACAGTTCTTCTCACCCCAAGGACATCTCGGCGGAGCCAACGTTCTACCGCAACCCAACGGGACGTACCAGGCGAATAACGCTCCTGGTCTCGGACAGGACGTCAACCAGTCGCTGGCGGATATTGGCAATGTCGTCTCGCTAGGACTCACTGGACGGTCGCAGACCAGCCGCAAGGCGTTTCAGGACACGACTCACCCGGCTACTCACTACGGGGCGTTGCCACAGAACGTCGCCCCCACGATGGCGGCAGGAACTCCGAACTCCACCCCCACTCACGGGGGTATCTACGCGCTCTCCGCTAAAGACTGGCAAGAGGCCGCGAAACTCATGACGTCGCTGGACCTTAAGAAGTACGCCACCCCTGGTCAGGCTCCAGTTGCCATCCAGCAAGCAGCCATGACTCATCTCCTTCAGAATCAGTACGACAGCAACGGGGGATCGTGGTCCAAGGCTGTCGCTGCTATTGCTTCAGGGACTCCGTTCGGGACAGCTGAAGGTACGAATATCTCGGCTTTTGGGACCTCAATTACCAACGAGGTCAACAACCAGATCACCGCCCTCCAGAGTGAAGTCAATAACGACGCCGTTACCGTCAAGGTCTCTCAGCCCGACGCCACCGCAGAGGCGAATCTCGCCGCCAAGCAGTCCGACCCTACCGGCTACTACGCCGCTCAGGACGCCTCGTGGGGTGAGGTGCTGAACAAGATGCTCTCCGGCACACCCTCGATGTACAACCAGTCCACGGCTGACACGTTCACTGGCCCGGTGGCGGCGCAGGCTGCTACTGCTCAGGCGTCCGCACCCACTACGGTTGGCGCAGGAGGACTGTAATGGCTATCCCCGCTGACGCCACCACGTTCATTGATGGAGTGCTGAAGGGCATCGGTGCGCCGGTCAACGCCAACACCGTCCAGGGGTTCGTCAACTGGCTCGCCAACGAGCAAGGTGGGCCGAACCTCACGTCCTTTGAGGCCAACAAGGGCAACCCGTTGGGTGTCATGGACCCCGCAGGACAAGCCGCTGGCAAGGCAGGCAACGTCCAGGGTGGGATCAACGCCACCGTTGCCAACCTGATGTCGAGCAACTACACCGGACTCGTTAGCGCCTTTCGAGCCGGCACGTCCTCTGAAGCCATTGACGCCCAAGTAGTCGCTAGCCCGTGGAACGGCAACCGCTACGGAGGGGCCGCCTCATTCAATGCTGTCGCCTCGGGGGGAACTGCTACAGCGGCCAACACCGGAGTCGGTGGCGAAGCCGGTAGTGTCACCATCCCTACCGCCCCCGTCGTCGCTCCAATAGCGGGTGCTAACACCAAGAACTTCTACGGCTATGACCTCTCGGCCTTCGCTGGCGCACCGGACCTGGGCAAGGTGGAACAGACCATCAAGCAGTACGTTGAGGACCCCGGCTACGCGGCAACGCTCAACTCGAAACTCCAGACCGAATACGGCTATCAGACGACGTGGTGGAAGAACATCCCCCAGGTCAACGCGGTCATGCTCTACGCGGCAGTGGAGTGGGACCCCGCGGTAGCGAGTAGCCAGAACGCCTTTCAGTCTGCCTTGGCTAATACTGACTGGTGGAAGACCACAACTTCCAACGGTCGATACTGGGACGAAGCGGCTGGGACTACCGGAGGGCCGGGGTCTAACATCTCGCAGGGAACTGACCGGGCCCAGGTCTACCAAGACCTGCAAAACGCTCAGGAAAAAGTACTAGCCGACGCTAACCAAATCGGCGTGACCCTGACCAAGCAACAGATGGACGCCATCGCCTATACCTACGCCAAGAACAACTATCAAGCCTCGGGGAGTTTTGGCTCTGCTTCAGGGACTGCTCCAGAATGGCTGGACCAGGCGATCACTGACACACTGTTCAACATCAAGGGGCAACAGACCGGCAAGATTCCCCTGGACTTCTCGACGTTAGCCCCTGGGACCAGCACTTTTGCTCAAGAGACTCCTGGAGGCAGCCCCACCGGACTACGCGGAATCGCCTCTCAATTATACGACAAACTCCAGACCGTGGCCCAGCAGTACTTGATGTTCAATCCCACCGACCCGAAAAGTTCCCTTCTCTCTCAGCAGAGCATAATGAACCAAGTTCAATCCGACCTGGAGACGTACACCGGGTCGGGTTCCTCCTTCGGATCATCCAACCTCATCAACGGTTCGGTGACTAAGTTCACCGACCAGATGAAGCAACAGGCGAGCCGGATGTATCCGAGCATGGCTGCGGCCATCGCTGCCGGTCAGACCCCCCAGGACTACGTGGCTCCGTATTCGCAGATGATTGGGTCACAACTCGGCGTCGCTCCGGCGAGCATCAACTTCACCGACCCCAAGTGGAACTGGGTCATCGCCACCCCCGACGCCAAGACGGGCCAGAAGACTGCACTGACCCTTGACCAAGTTCAGCAGAAACTGGTAACACTTCCTCAGTGGCAACAGTCCAACACCGCAGCACAGATGGGAACTGACGTGACAACTTCACTCAACAAATCCTTCGGATTCGGTGGCGCGTAATGGCTGTTAATGACATGACTCAGGGTGGCGACTCCACCAAAACCATCACCCCTGCTCCCCTTCACCACGACTCCGGCTACGTTCCCCCTGTTCAAACGACGGGAGGCCGGGGGACGGCTGGGGATGGTAGCACCCCGGTACCTCCTTCGACCAACAAGAACGCGGCAATTGACGCACAGGTGGACGCCTGGGCCTCTTCGGTCGGCTTAGGTTCTCTCTCAGGGTGGATTAACCAGCAGATTCACACACTGGCCGGACAGGGGATGACTGCCGGTGACATCTCTACGACAATCGCCGACACCATCAACAAGGCTCCGGGCTTCGACAAGTTGATGCCGGGGTACAACGAGCGTCTGAAGAACGACTACTCCAATACCGACGCCGGAACTGGGGCAGGGATAGCCGGGTACATGGCGTATCGCCAGCAGATCAACGCCATGGCTGAGACCGCGGGACTCTCTCCTGGCACGTTGACCGTCGACCAGATTGGCGAAGGCTGGGCCAACGATGTCTCGTCGAGTGAGATGTCTACCAGGATCACCACGGAGTACACCAACGCCATCCACGCTTTGCCGTCAATCCAAGCTGAACTGAAGAACTACGGCTACACGCAGAGCATAACCGCTGGTCAACTGGCAAGTTACTACATCAACCCTGACAAGACCATCGCTCAGTTGCAAAACGAATTCAACTCAGCCACGGTCGGTGGCGAGGGAGTGACCACCGGCTTCGGTGAAATCGGCCAGAGTAAGGCAATGGCGTTGCAAGCCTTCCTCTCCAATGGTGGACAGAACAACCTCTCCTCCACTCAGGCCGCTGGGTTCTTCAACACCAACGTCGGAGGTGGGCTGAACTCCATCTCGGCAATGGCTCAGGCTGGCTTCGAGAACAACCAACTTGGCACCGCTCAAGGTGGCCCAGGCGCTGTCTCACAGGATCAACTCATCGCCGCTGGTGAAGATAACGCCGCCGCGACTCAGGCCGTGACCCGCGCCGCACAGACCCGCGCCGCCGGTTCAGCCGGTGGTGGAGGCGTGGCCGCAGGACAGAGCGGCGTCGGCGGTATCGGGTTCGGCACTTCGTAGGGTTCTTGACTTAGTTACGTCGATGTGATTTGATTTAACCAACGAAGTCGCTGACCGGTGTCATAGATTGACCTGCGAGCGTGACCGTTACTCCAGTGATGTTGGGCCATGCACCATTCACTGCGTAGAGCATGAGGCCACCTCGGCTGCCCCGAATGCACTCTCCGGTGCAAACGCGTACAAAAGGAGAAATCAATGTCAATGCAAAACGACGACAACGAATTGGAACCGGAACACCAGAATCTCTCACCAGACGTTCAGGCGCTTCTCCGTCAAGGCCGCAAGGCTCAGAGGGACCTAGAAGCCGCCACCACTGCTACCAAGCAGTTGGAAAAGAGCGTGGCGATTGAGCGAGCAGGAGTCCCCAACCACCCCGCAAGAGATGTGGTCTTTGAGAAGTACGACGGTCCCCTCGAATCAGACGCCATCAAGGCGTATGCCGAGAAGTTCGGGATCACCACCGTTCAGCCCGTTTCATCTGGTCCCACTGACCAGGAGATATCGGCTCAGAGACAGATTCTTCAGGCAGGTGGCGGAGCCCCGGCAGCAAATGGTGACGTGGACCTCGCAGTTGCTCTACGAAACGCCAAGTCTCCAGGTGAGATCATGGCCATCGTCCAGCAGATGTCAGGTGACCCAGGATTCCGGAACCATGACGGTCTGATCGGCGTGATGCCCGAAGTGTAACCAGGGGCTAGGAGGCTCTTAACACATGGCATATACCACCACCACGAGCGTCGATTACGTCCAGACGGCGTACGACATGCTCGCGTACTACGCTCTGCGTCCGGAGTTGTACTTCGACCAAGTAGCCGACATCAAGCCGACGAATCAGTCGATGCCCGGTTCCAGCGTCGTGTTCAACGTCCAGAACGACATGGCCCTGGCTACGACTGCCATCAACGAGTCGACCGACATCACGCCCGTTGCTCTGACCTCGAGCCAAGTCACCGTGACCATCTACGAGTACGGTGCGGGTACGCTCACCACCGCTGCTCTGCGTGGTCAGTCGTTCGTCTCCATCGACGAGGTGCAGGCCAACACGGTCGGCTACAACGCTGGTCGAAGCATTGACGAGTTGGCGCGAATCCAGCTTCAGGCGGGTACGAACGTCAACTACTCAGCCGGTGCTTCTGGCGTTACTCCTGGTGGGCGGTCGTCGATCACCCCCAACGACACGCTGCGTGCCTACGACGTGCGCTACAACGTGGCTGCGCTGAAGCGCAACAACGTCCCTGGTTACGGTGGTTATTACCTCGCCTTCATCCACCCCGACGTCTCGTTCGACCTCTGGCAGGAGTCGGGCAACCAGGCCCTCATCGCCCCGCACGTCTACTCCGCCCCGGACGAGATTTTCCGTGGTGAGATCGGTTCGTTCGCTGGCGCTCGGTTCATCGAGACCCCGACCGCTCCGCTCTTCGCGGATGCCGGTTCATCGACCACCGACACCGATGTCTACGCGACGTTGTTCCTCGGACGTCAGGCTTTGGCCAAGGTGTGGGCGATGAAGGACGGCAACGGTCCCCTCCCGGTCACGGTCATGGGTCCCATCACTGACTACCTGCGCCGGTTCCAGCCGCTCGGATGGAAATGGATGGGCGGGTACGGAGTGTTCCGTTCGGCCTCTATTTGGCGTCAAGAGTCTGCGTCGAGCATCGGACAGAACTCAACCGCCGGCGTCGACAACCCCAGCATCGACCAATAATCGAGTCGTGGGGAGGGACGCCTCCCCACGCTTTAACAAGGAGTTCCTATGGCAGAAGTATGCGGAAACCCCGCCTGCAACCGAGCAGACCTGCTCCAGCCCGATGTCGCCAATCTTCAGTGTCTCGCCTGCGGGTCTCTCACCTCAATCGAGACGGGTCAAGTGGTCGTACCTGGAGAAAAAGGCCCGAATCTCAGCAACGCCGGCTTGCCTGTGGTCGAACTCAGTCACGGCGTTGTTGAGGCTGACGCCAACGAGTACGTCACACCGGTTGACGGCCCCGACCCAGAACCTGAGGCCGTAGAGGAAGAGGTCGTGGCCCCGCGTCCAGCACGAGTCGATGAGAGTTACGTGCCCGCAGAAGAGACCACAGAGGTCTCTGAGCCCGCAGGTCCCGTTATTGAACCCGTAACCGAACCAGAGTCGGTGATGGGGCCTGCGGACATCGATCTCTCGCAACTTACCCCAGAGCAAATCGCTGCCATTGAAGCAATAGCGCACCCGGAGGTGTCATGACAGGTCTCCCCGCAGAAGTCCCGTGGTCCGGCGCACAGTCAGGTCTCGGGCTCAAGCCCGACAT